TTAATCGGGGTTGGAGGCCTTGTGTTGGCAAGGTTACCAGAAGAAATTGTCGAGCAACGCAAGCAGTATTTTCAAGGAATTACTGCTGACCAAGTTAAAGCAGTTGATAACGACATTCTAAAGGAACAACGACCAGAGATGCCTGTTAATATTGACAGACAATCTCGTGTAACTTTTGGTGGTAACAGAAAGTCTTAATTTTTTAGCTTTTGTAACCACATTTGTTTAACTATTTTATGGAGTTTAATTATGGCAAACCAAGATTCTGCATTTGGAATGCGTCCGGTAGGCAGAGTAGGTGGAACACCCTACACTGGAGGACAAACTCGTTATAGAATAGCTGCGAACTATGGAACAGCAATTTTCAAAGGTGATATGGTAATGCAAGTCACTGGCGGAACTGTTGAAGTACATGCCGATGGCGGTACAGTTCCAATCGTAGGTGTTTTTAACGGATGTCGCTACACAGACCCATCCACTGGAAAAGAAACTTTTTCCAACTTTTATCCTGCGAGCACAAATGCTTCTGATATAGAAGCGTTTATAATTGATGACCCAATGGTTATTTTCGAAATTCAAGCAGATGCTGCTTTCCCTATAGCTGACTTATTCGGTAACTTTGATATCGTTTACACATCAGCTGGAAGCACAACAACTGGTATATCCGGTGCTGAATTAGATGTAACTACTGGCGCAACAACTGCCGGCTTACCTATTAAAGCGATCGATGTTTCAAGAGATCCTGAAAATAGCGATGTCGGTGCTGATGCAACCAATGTGCGCGTAATCATTCAAAACCACATATTCGGCCAAAAAGGTGCCGGTCTAGCTTAGGAGGTTAACTATGGCTATTTCAAGATCCCAACTAGTCAAAGAGTTAGAGCCTGGGCTTAACGCTCTTTTTGGACTAGAGTATAACCGATACGAAAACGAACATAGTGAGATCTTTGATTCGGAAAGTTCTGATAGAGCTTTTGAAGAAGAAGTGATCCTATCCGGTTTCGGTTCGGCTCCTGTAAAATCTGAAGGTGAAGGTGTATCATTTGATACCGCACAAGAAGGTTATACATCGAGGTACACACACGAAACTATCGCAATGGCTTTTGCTATTACAGAAGAAGCAATTGAGGATAATTTATACGACAGATTAGCAGGTCGTTACACAAGAGCATTGGCTCGTTCAATGGCTAACACTAAACAAGTGAAAGCTGCTAACGTGCTTAACAATGCTTTTAACTCAAGTTTCACAGGTGGTGACGGAGTTGAACTATGTTCAGCTGTACACCCTCTAACAAACGGCGGTACATTTGCTAACGAGTTGTCAACAGCTGCTGACCTATCAGAAACATCTATTGAGCAATCTCTTATCGATATTGCTGCATTTGTTGATGAAAGAGGTCTAAAAGTTGCTTTACAAGGTGCTAAATTAATCATTCCAAAAGAACTTCAGTTCACAGCGGAAAGAATATTGAAAACACCTCAGCGTGTCGGTACATCAGATAACGATATTAATGCTATGGCTTCAATGGGCATGATCCCACAAGGCTACAGAGTTAATCATTACTTAACTGATACTGATGCTTTCTTCATTATGACTGATGCACCTAATGGACTTAAACAGTTTGTTAGAGCACCAATCAAAACTGCTATGGAAGGTGACTTCGATACAGGTAATGTAAGATTTAAAGCAAGAGAAAGATATTCATTTGGGTTCTCTGATCCTAGAGGGATATTTGGTTCGCCAGGTGCTGCGTAAGTAGCAATTTGGAGGAAAGATTAAGGGGACTTTCGAGTCCCCTTTTTTTTGGGTATAATTAAGCTACTATACAAATAAACTGAATACAGACGTGTATAGTCGATTTACCTATGAACTGTATTCATTAATTTAGGAGATGTATATGAGTAATTCAACATTTAGTGGTCCAGTCAGATCAGTCGGTGGCTTTACAGTCATTAGTGCTAAGGATGATGGGACAACACAAGCAAGTATTAGCTCAACTGGTGTAGCATCATTAGATGCAAATACAATGTCAGTAGAAGCTGGTACAGGTATTACCACAGGTACTGGAACTGTTTACAGAAGTTCTGTTATTAGAGAAGGTGGTATTATTACAACACAAATTTTAATTGACCTTACAGGTTTAAGATCAACAGGTTCTGGCGACATCATTGGTGTTAATGGCACATCTTTAGTGTGTCACATTGGTCAAATTGTTGCGGCAACAAACGGTACTATTCTAACAGGTAGTATGGAATGTTTTGAAGCACCTGCGGGCGGTGATCCTGATATCAATGTACATTCTGCGACAGAAGGCACAGGGGTTGAAGACGGAGCCATTGGCGACTTAACTGAAACATTATTAGTTAACGCTGGTGATGCAACACTGGGCAGTAAAGTATACTTTACAGCCGTGCCTGCCGCTGATGAGTTTTTATATTTAACAACTGGTGCTGCAACAGATGCAGACTACACCGCTGGTAAATTATTAATTGAACTTAAAGGTTACGCAGCGTAATATGATTTAAGTGCCTCTTCGGAGGCACTATTTTAGTTTCTTAATTAAGGAGGGAAACATGGCAGATACAGTAACAGGACCTACAATCTTACAACAAAACGATAAGAGAGTAGTTATCAAGATAGTCAATCAATCAGATGGTACAGGTGGTACCACAGTCTTTGCAGATGTCTCTGCATTAGCAGATAACAAAAATGGACAATCCGTCACAACAGTAAGCCCACAAAGAATATGGTGGTCTTGTGCCAATGGTGATGGTGGTGATTCTTTTGCTAGATTAGACTTTGAAGATTCAGATGGCGATATTCCTATTGTCACATTAGTTGATTCAGGTTATTGGGATTTAAGAGAATTTGGTGGTATTCCTGCTAACACTTCATCTAACTCAAACCAAAGTGATGTTAACTTTGTTGTACCGGGTGCAGCTGATTCAGGTAATACTTACACAGTCATTGCAGAATTTATTAAAAACTACGATTAAAAATGGATATTAGTGTAGAACAGTATACAAATGAGTTGGTAGGCTTCTCTAAGGGAGGCATGCCTGCTCGTAATAAAAGAAATTATAGATCTACTAAATCAGGTGCCGGAATGACACAAGCTGGTGTCAAAGCGTACCGTCGTATGAATCCTGGCAGTAAATTAAAAACTGCTGTTACAGGTGATGTAAAGAAAGGTAGTAAAGCGGCAAAACGAAGAAAATCATTTTGCGCAAGAAGTGCTGGTCAAGCAAAAATGCACAATGTAAACTGTCGTAAAACACCTAACAAGCGCATATGCCAAGCGAGGAGAAGATGGAAATGTTAACAAAAATGTTTAAATATGTAGATAAACTGTGGACAAAATATAAAGACAGTTGGACTTGTGGAAGTTGTAAGATAAGAGATATAATTATAATTATTTTAATAATTTTATTTATTTTTGTATGAAGCTGACTGATAATTTTTCTCTTGCAGAATTAACTAAATCGCAAACAGCTGAACGATGTGGTTTTGATAACAATCCCGACAAGGAACACATTGATAGCTTACAAAAACTTTGCGATAATATTTTACAACCTGTAAGAGATTATTTTCAAAAGCCAGTCATGATAAGTTCTGGCTATCGTTCCCCTCAAGTAAGTATGCAAATTGGTTCTTCTTCTCGATCACAACATTGCAAAGGTGAAGCTGCAGACTTTGAAATACCTGGTGTGTCAAATAAAGAATTAGCAGATTTTATTAACGAAAATTTATCTTTTGATCAAGTTATTCTTGAATTTCACAATCCTGATGAGATTAATTCTGGTTGGGTGCATGCTTCATATGTAGGTGAAAGAAATAGAAGTGAATATTTATTAGCTGAAAAAGATGAAAACGGTAAAGTGAGGTATAGTAGATGTCAATAACAAGATCTCAAATGTCACAACAAATATCTAAACCACCTATGAAAAAGAAAAAAAAGAAGAAGAAAAAGAAGAAACAAGCAAGGTCTAGATAGCTAGAATTAAAACTGATAAACTCATATTATGGCTAAGAAAGGAAGAAAAATTTGTCCAAAAGGTAAAGCAGCAGCAAAGCGTAAATTTGATGTTTACCCATCAGCATACGCTAATATGTACGCAAGCAAAGTCTGTAAAGGTCAAATCAAAAGCGCTAAAAATGGTTCTTTTGTATCTGACTACTACGGAGATTTGATTAAGTAATGGGTGCTTTAAAAGATTGGGCTAACGAAAATTGGGTAGATATCGGTGCTCCTAAAAAGGACGGCAAATATCAACCATGTGGTCGTAAAAATGCAAAGACCTCAAAACGTAAATACCCAAAATGCGTTCCAGCTGCTAAAGCAGCAAGGATGAGTAAATCGCAGAAACGTTCTGCGGTAAAACGAAAAAGGCAGGCGGGTAATACTGGCCCAAAACCAGTTAATGTAAGAACCATAGATAAAAAATACTATGGTGGATTAATACAATTTTAGGAGGCGATCATGGCAGTAGGACCAAGTAATAAAGGAAGCGGTAAATTAAAACGAACAACAATAGATCCTCGTATAGGTGGAACTAAAGGTGATGCTGGACCAGCAGGTAAAAAAGGAATTAAAGGTCCACAATATAATCTTGCAGGTGGTGCTAGAAGCAGAACTACAATAGACCCAAGAATTGGTGGTAAAGCAGGTGATGCGGGACCAGCAGGAAGCGCAAAACAATTAAGTGGTTTTGGTAAAGCATTTTCTGTTGCTCTAGCAAAAGGTCCAGGCACAATATTTACTTTTAAAGGTAAAAAATACAAAGCCGCTAAAAAACATGAAATGAAAGGTCCATCGGCTAGTAGAGTTGAAGATAAGTCAATTAGTGCGGCTAGTTCAATTAAAGGCAGACCTGAAGGTAAAAACCCGCCTTTAAAAACATACACTGTTGATGGTAAAAAAGTAAGTGCTTTAAACAGACAAGAGGCCCTTAAAAAAGCTGGTGCTGGTGCTGGTGCTGGTGCTGGTGCTGGTGCAAGGAAAAAGAAACCAACTAATGCTGGTGGTCAAAGATTTGGTCAGCGTAAAGCTGGCGGTATCATGAAAGCTAATACGGGTAAAATGGCAAACAAAGATTATGATGGTGATGGTCGTATTGAATCAAGTACAGCAGAATATATGGGTTCAAGAGATAAAGCCATTAAAAGTAAAAAATTGCGTGGTGGCGGTGCTGCAATTAGAGGCAACAATTTTAAAGGTATATACTAGGAGGCTAGATGGCAACCTCAGGCACAACTACATTCGATCTTGATATCGATGACATCATTGAAGAAGCTTACGAACGTTGTGCTGTCAGGACTAATAGTGGCCGTGATCTCAAGTCTGCTCGTCGTAGCCTTAATATTTTGTTTTCTGAGTGGGGCAATCGTGGCGTGCACTTGTGGAAAGTGGCGT